GAGGCATCATTTTTCCTTAGTTTTAGTAACAAGATTTTTCGAAGTTTATCACCTTGTTACTAAACTTGTTACTAAAAAACGCGGTTAAAGACAATTAAATCTGATTAGTTGCGATAAGTAAAAGGGCTGAAAAGCCTTGAAAACACTAGGAAAAACAAAACCCCGCGAGTGGTTTCGCGGGGCTGTGTTTAGGGTAAATGGTGCGACTAGCTTGCACCTTATTTAATAGGAATAACAAATAGATAGGTATTATTTGGCGTAATTTTGGCGTAGTGATGAAAGTTTATTATTGGCGTTTAGTGTGTCGTTTTACCCACTTTACCACTTCGCCAGCAACATATCGAGGTCGTTCGTTTTTGTCTGAAAAGTATCTCGACTGTGGAAAGTCGCCTTTCGTAACAATGTATTTTACCGTGAAAGTATATGACTTGTTAAGGTATAAGGCAATCTCTTCAATGGTCATTAGGTTTTGACTGTTTTCTGTATAAGAGGCGAACGCTGCCATTTTTGATGCGTTCACAATCTCTTTTTCTGCTTTATCTGATAGAGTTATTTTATCCATAAAAGCTCCAGTAATAGCTATTATTAATTAAGAGGCTCAATACTGAAATAACTAGCACTTAATACAACGCCTTGCTGTATGTATTTGGCAGCAGGGAATATTTGTTTAATAATCGCTCTAGCTTTCTTTTCATTAGCTTGCCCATTAAAAGATATGGACAATATATCAGCACCGCTATGCTTGCTATACATAATTGATGCTTTGTCTTTGTCGCTTTTGAAACCAAGAGTTGGACCCCAATCAAGGTTAAATTCGAACCCGTGTTTTTCTAACTTTTCAATGATTTCTTTCTTTTCCATGCTTATTTCCTTTTAAAATAAAAACCGCCCATAAGAGCGGTAAGGTTCTGTTACAATAAATACTTTTATTCATTCCATTTGTTTAATCGTTACAATGTAATTTACTTCTCCAACTTTGCCATCGTCTACCCACTTAATAACAGGCTCTGGAGTGATTTTTAAAAGTCCTCCTAATCCATCATTGATCGCAGCTTGCTCCGCTTGAAGTTTTTTACGGATAGCAAACCAATGAATAAAATCAGGCAAAAAGCGTTTAAATTGCTCTTCTGTTAACTGCAAAATGTCTTCAACTTTTCTAAACTCATAAATTTTATCGCTCATACTTACTCCATCATACTCTTCATAAAATCAAGCCATTTTTGAGCATCTTCTGCTGTGCGAAAACATTGCCCATTGATGGCTCTTTGTCGAGAAACAATATTGCGCTCATAATAATTTGAGTTATAAGTCACTTTACCGTCTAAGATGTAAAAATACTCACTACATTCTTTTGGATAAAACGGCTTAGGTAAAGAGATTGTGTTTGTGATTGTGTCGGATTTTGGCACGGGGTCTTTGTAAAATTTCCACTCTATTTTATTGCTCGCAAAATACAGATTATCCTCCCCGCATTGCATCACATAATCACCATCCTTTGTTTTTGCGATAACAAATGCTTTTTTACCGATTGCATCAAGCGGTAGATTTTCCTGGTACGCCTTTTCAAGCACTTGTTCTGACGTTAGTTTAGGCTCTTCCCACATTCCAATGATGTCATATTCCATGGTATTCCAATGTACTGATTTACCTGTTAAGCTCCATGATGTCGTATTGATGTAAATACCATCAAATCTATACCCAATTAAAGGATGTTCGGCATCTCTTACCTCTAGCTTTTCAACCTCGTTAAGCAAATTGTATTTAACAACGGCTTTTTCCCCATTTCTCAATATCACAGGCTCGCCATTTAAAGCTGCATCTAAGTCAAATTCTTTCATTTTCTTTCTCCTCAATTTTCATGAATAACATCCAATGCGTATTGTTCGCTTTTCCCGATTTATGCCCAAGAATTGGATTTTTATTTAAGATTGAAATAATCTTACTAACTGGCACTTGAGTTTCATTCCACTTAAAAATAAGGGTGCCAAAATCATCAAGCACCCTCATACACTCATCAAAACCTTTTTTAAGCTGCGTTTGCCAATCCTCGTCAAGCCGCCCATATTTTTTGACTAACCAAGATTTGTCACCACCTTTTATTAAGTGAGGAGGGTCAAAAATAACGCACTTAAATGATTTGTCCGGGTACGGCATATCGGTGAAATCATGAATCACATCAGGCGATACTTCTAAATGTCTAATTTTGTCACGATCCTTAAAACTTAGTTTTTGGTTTCTTATATCTGCAAAAAGCACATTCGGATTGTTTTTATCAAAGTAAAACATTCTTCCGCCGCAGCAAGCATCCAGAATTGGTTTCATCTTATCTCCTTTAAAACAAAAGGCGCTCACTTGGAACGCCTATTGGATTTGTTAAATATTGATTTACTGCTTTGTAAATATCCATTATTAATTCGAGTGGAATGTTCGATCTCTCATTGTATGATTTTGAGAAGTGTTGAAAGCCGATTTCAGGCTTTAACTTTTGATCATGTCTTAATCCAAGCCTTATATTGCTTTTAAACCTTGTCGGCTTACGCAGTGGATAGTTATAGCAATGATAGTGAGCCAGGTTATCAAACGGAATTTTAAAATTTAAAATATTGTCTATGTAATGCCAAATCTTGCTGCTTGCCGGATTTTCTATTACATAAACTTTCGGATTGTAACGTTTGATAATCTCTATCGTGTTGTAAATACAAAGCTCACCATTAATGCGGTTCAGGAAAGAGCGGTCATATTTGAATTTGACGTGCGGTAAATCATAATCCGCACGACTTCTAACCGTGAATTTTGATAGCTCACGATTGACTGCGCCAGTTTCCTGTTTCCAACTTGCATTTCCTCCCCACATTGCACTTGCAACTGACCAACTCTCACAAGGCGGACTAGCTATAATCAAATCAGGTTTAGGCAGCTTATCAAGCTCATCGAATAGCTTGTTATCGCCAAACATACGGCTATAATCAGCTAAATTAAGATTAATAAAATGGTTATTTTTACTCTCAATATCTATGCCGATAGGGTAGATTTCGACTGCCGACTTATCGATTGATTGATTAAATAGCTCTGCACCTTGCGTATAGCAACCATTGCCACTATCAAATAAAGCCAAAACAATCATATCAATCACCAGCTTTATGGTTTACCTTTGCCATATTAACAACCGGCAACACATCAACCAGTAGTCTTGCTGTGTTGTAATCTTGCGGTACATTAAATTGACTGTTGGCCCACTCAATAAAATTATTTACGTAGTTGTTAACTACCGCAGGATAGTTTGCTGATTCCGCCGTCCGGATAATGTCATTTCGCAACTCGGAGCCAAACATAAGCCAACTGTATTTAGCGTCATCTAACGCACGTGTAACAGCCGATGGGTCACCGCTATTCATTCGCACATAAAAATAACACACGAAAATATCGGAAAATCTTGAATAGGGAATGTTTATATTGATTTCATTCATCTTTAACACCTAAGATTCGACTTTTTGCCACTTTGATTAGCAATTTGTATTCATTTTTTGTTTTATCATCATGCACTTCGGCTGATTTTGCTAAAAACGCATCAACCGAGCCAGTAAAACAGCCACGTGTTACAATTAGACCATCTTTGCCATTAAACACGGTCAGCGTACCGTTTTCAGACCCGACATTTGATGCCCAAAAAATCATTTTTCTGTCAGAGATTACCGCATAAGATCTAACCCGAGCGTCACCGTACACCCGAGCGTTACCGTACACCTCAGCGTTACCGTACACCCAAGCGTCACCGAACACCCGAGCGTCACCGTACACCTCAGCGTTACCGTACACCCAAGCGTTACCGTACAATGACTGATCTAAATTTTTTTCCGACTCAACAAAGCCACCAAGTTGTCCAGCCACAACAGAGCCAAATGCAACCAGCGCTCTAATTCGGTAGAGCTTTTTACCACTCCGAAGCTCAATAAATTCATCAGTTAGCTCATATTTCTTTTGTTGCTCTTTCATTTTTTACCCCTTGTTCTTATCTGTGTAATTGACTAACTCACGGATTTTCTCACGCACAAGCTCGATAGCCTTTTCTAAACTCCGTTCTTTTTCGTGTAATTCCGCCAATTCGTGTTCTACTTGTTCTCTGTTCATAACTCACCTAAAAGAAAACCGCCTTATTTGGCGGTCTCAATCATTTTTAATACTCGGCTTTTACTTTCTTTTACTGGAAAAGCATATTCTGTCTTAGTAATAATAAAAGTTACTTCGTTTTGAATAACAACTTCATCTATCTCGTCAATGCGGAAATCAATTGGATTGTTACTATAAGACGTTAAAGTTATCATCTTACTCATAATTCACCCCTAGAATGGAATATTGTCGGAAAAGCTATCGCCTTGTTCTGCTACTGCGCTTAATGAGTCAGGTTTAGCTTTACTTGGTTTTGCTTGTTTCGTTTCATCTTGGCGACCGCCTAACATTTGTAAGTTATCGCCTTGAATTTCCGTTGTGTAACGGTCTTGTCCGTTGTTATCTTGCCATTTGCGAGTTTTTAAGCGCCCCTCGATATAGACTTGAGAACCTTTATGTAGATATTGACCTGCGATTTCGGCTAATCTGCGGTATAGAGCGATGCGAACATATTCAACATTTTCTACAACGTTTCCATCTTTCGCTTTGTATCGCTCGTTAAGTGCAATGGTGAAGTTAGCCACCTGCTCACCGTTAGGCATTGTTCTAATTTCAGGGTCTGCGGTTAGGTTTCCGATAAATAGGCATTTATTTAAACTAGCCATTCTTGCTGTTTCCTTATATCAAATTTAATAAAAAGTCGTTGTACATTAAGTTATATTCATCAATCAGATCGTGAAGATTGTTTTCTTTTAGCCAGTTGATTGACTTGTCGTAAAGTTTTTCTTCTTCGATTTGCTCTTTTGTTTTGTTAAGCAATCTTTTTCTCAAGTTCTCAACTTCTTTGTGATATTGCTCACAAGGAATAGAACTCACATTCTGCTGGATTGATTCGTTGTAGCGTTTTTGAGATTCTTGTTTTTTTTGTTCGGTCTTTTCTGGTGGGATACTATCAACCAAATCATCCTCAACAATTTCAAGCGCAGTCAAATATAGGTAGCGCCGTTGATAAGTTTGAATAGCACCAAGATTTTGAATTTCCGTACCTGATGGCAAGGCTTTTTGAACCATTGGTGAGGTAAATTCAATGCTTTCATCTTTTTCGCAGTCGTATATTGTCAACGTGGCAAGCTCAGAAGAGTATCGAACAACAGCGCACATTTTTAATTCGTCAAAAATTTCATTAACCCTTGGAAGAAAATCCTTTAACTCAAAGTATTTGAAACTTCTATTGTTGCCAGTCTTTTTCAAATTCTCTTTTTGTAGTTTCACACGTGCTTGTGCCAACTTTGCGTAAATACTCATTTCTACACCTCAAAATTCATTCGTTTATAAATAGATCGCACTCGCTCAACATCTTTAGCACAATATTCAGCGACTTCATCAATGCGACCATCTTGTATTGCTTGCCACACCTTAGATCCGTTAATATCACCTTTCTGCTCAACATTAAGCACTTGACATAGCTTATTAAGGCTTGGTTTCGATTCTCGGTTATATCCGCACCATTCCCACATCGTGTCGTAAGTGTTTCGCTTATCCATCTTGTAGTAAGGTTTCACGTCATTAATGATGCAGCGTTGCCACAAGAACAAACCGTCAAAGCTCGTTACGTTATGCCCAATAAACACTGGAACGGTTTTACATCTATTGGCTTGCTCTTTTAACCAGTTATTAAACCGTGTCAAAATATCTTTCTCACGGTCTTTTACTTGCCAATCTTTACGATAAAAAGTAACAGCTTCGTCATCGTTGATTGCCGCACCAATCACAACAACTTCACCAAACGCACCGTCTAGAGAAGTTTTATTAATTGCAAGCTCTTTGTTTTCTTCAAGCCATTTGTTAATTGTTTCTTCATTCTTATAATTCGCAGGCGGTTTAAGGTTTTCGCACACAAATTCTTGATGTTCTTTACTTTGCGTTGGGATTGTTTCAATGTCGATATAAATTTTCATTTTGTTCGCCTAAAATGGAATTTCTTTGTAATAAAGCTCAATAATTTCCTTTGCTCTTTGTGGGTCGATAATTCCGCTCATTAGCCAATCTTGGAATTCATTAAGCTTTTGTTCTTGCTCTTTACTAGCGGAGCGGTCTTTATCTTTGCGATTAATTATTAAGGATGTATCCATTTTTGTAATCCTCTTCTAACTGTTCTAATCTATCTTCTGCCATAGCAGTCAGAATTTTAATTCGCATTTCTTCGCAGTCAGTACCAAGTGCGACAGCTTTCAGAAATTCGTCATCGTCAAACATTTTTTCGCTAAACGCACAGATAGCATCGCTATCACCATTTGAAATATCTTCTTCGATACACTCAATTTCACGCTCTACCGCCTCGTTATACGCATCTTCGGCACAACATCTACGGTCATGATCATTGAACGTTTTGCGTTCCCATTGTGCTTGTAGGCTTTCCATTTGATACACCTCTTATAATTTCGAAAAAGTTATTCACATCATCAAACTGAAAGCCTTTAACTCGGCTACCGTTGATGATTAACGTTTTGGGTTGCGGAAGTTCGCCACGACATACTGCAGTCATAGCGGTTGCGTGATGAACGCCAAACATTTGTTTTAAATCCAAGAAGATGAAGAAGTCTTTATCATCTTGTTTTGATTGTCTTTGATTGATGTAATTATCAAATTTATCAAGCGACTTAGTCATTGATGGAGAGATGAATTTTCGTTTGCTAACAGACTTTGGAATTTTTATTTCTTTCTCTTTAACTTTAGCCTTTGGCTTGTTATCGCCAATTAAGCGAAAGCGTGTTCCATACATAGCGTTGTAACGCTCGATATGTCTATTAATAAACATCACAGCGTTTTGCTTTGAATGTTGTGGGTACGTTTTGTGAATTAGGCGACCATTGACGAAGAAAGATGCTTTAAATGCGCCATTCACTTCTTCTATATCAACTCTATAAGTCTTTTTTTCTTTCATCGTCTAATTCCTTTTGTTTGATGTTTGTGTATGCCATAGCTTGTTGCTTGGCTGGCTCTGTTAGATTTGGTTGGTATTGCCCGTTCTCGGCAATCCATTGCACTCTTGCTTGTTCACGCTCTAGTGCGGTAGGCTCACTTGCAAAACAATAGGAGATTCCGCCAATCAAAAAAGCAATAAACATCGCACAAGCAATCTTTGCTAAAGGTCGTGTGATTTCTGCGAATACATCAGTAAATTTTTCCATTTTTTGATTCCTTTTTAATCAATTTAGTGAATTTAGGGTGTAAAAATCCGCCACACGATTTTTCAAAAGTGCGGTCGGATTTTCCGTTGTTTTAGAAGTCGATTTTTACGGCTTTTGGATTAAAGCCTCGCAAGTGTTTTAATACACGCCAGTTTGTCATTGGGTCGATGTTAAAATCGCTTGTGATGCGGTTTAAGATTTGATTGGTTGAGCGTAGCACGCTTAAATATTCGTAAGCCTGTCCGTAGATTTGAGAGCTCATATTTGAGCCTAAAACGTTAAAGGCTCTCTCAATATGTTGGAATGTGCCTACGCCACGTTTGAAAGCGAACCACAACCAAGCAAGCTGTTGTAATTCGTACTCAGTAAATTCAAAGGTGAATTTCTTTTCAGGTTCTGGCAAAGATAACTGTTGTGCTTGGTTGCGGTGCATTGCCATAAACGTACGGAGCACCACCAGATGAAACAGTGGGCTAATCCACATGGCATAGGCAATGACAAGCTCCTCGCAAGCGTAGGTTCCGCCGTTGGTGCCTCGAATAATTTTTAAGGCATGTTGGTTGTCTTTTTCGATTTCGGCAATCAGTGCTTTTGTGGTATCAAGGCGCACAAAATTAGATGGTTGATGTTTTGATTTTCCGCCACTGGCAATATGTAGATCGTTTAATGCGTAAAGATTTTCAAAAGTGCGGATAGATTGGGTTAAGATTTGTAAATTTGACATTTTTTATGCCTCTGGATTTTTAGTTTAGTGTATCGTCTAACCGTAGTAGGGTAGACGGGCTTCAACTACCGAATCCAGTCGGCGGAGCTTATTTCCTTTCGGTATTTTATTAG